AAGACTAACTGCAAATACTGCTACACCGAGATACACTACTGCGACGAGTGCGGCAAGAAGATAGATGACGGAGACCTTTGCGAGAGCTGCAAAGAGATGCTGGAGGAGGAAGAGGAATGATCCTTAAACCGCAAGATCGTTCTTCCTGGCTCGAAGCTCGCAGACAGGGCTTAGGCGGCAGCGATGCAGGTGCTGTCCTCGGAATGAACAAGTATAAATCGAATGTTGAGCTCTGGGAGGAGAAGACAGGTCTTATCGTTCCTGAGGATATCTCGGACAAACCTGCGGTCATCTTCGGCAAGACTGCCGAAGCTCCGCTAAGGGAGCTCTTTAAGCTGGACTATCCCGAATATGCGGTCGATTATCATGAGTTCTATATGTACTTCAATGATGATCACCCGTTCATATTTGCGACCCTTGACGGGGAGCTGACAGATAAGAACGGCCGTCGGGGGATCCTTGAGATAAAGACTACAACTATCCAGAATAAGAGCCAGTGGGACGAGTGGGAGGACTGTGTTCCTCAGAGCTACTATGTGCAGCTGCTTCATCAGCTCGGAGCCACAGGCTGGGACTTTGCTATCCTCAAAGGATATATCAGATACTACAAGGATAATTCCTTGAAGGTCTCGATCAGACATTACTATATTGAACGCAATGATGTCAAGGCTGAGATTGAATATCTGATCTTTAAGGAAGGCGAGTTCTGGTGGAACGTACAGAACAAAACAAGGCCGGCGCTTATTCTGCCGGAGATATAGGAGGAAAACCATGCCAATGGAATTAAAGCTTAAAACTGCCGAGGTCACAATACCTCAGGCGATAGAAAACATCGAAGCTCTGAAACAGGAGCTTATGCCGAAGATAGAGTTTTACAGCTCTCTTGTGGTAACTGCGAATAGTATCTCGGATGCCAAGAAGGACAAGGCTGCTCTCAATAAGCTGAAAAAGGCCGTTGATGAGCAGCGGATCTCCGCAAAGAAGCAGGCTCTTGCTATGTATGAGCCTTTAGAAAAACAGTGCAAGGAGCTGACAGCTCTGATCGATGAGCCGATACAGGCGATAGATACTCAGATAAAGGCATTTGATGAGATCAGAAAGACCGAGAAGAGAAAAGAGCTCGAAGAGTTCTTTGAGAAGATAAACACTCTTGACTTTCTGAAACTCGATGACGTGCTCGACCCTAAGTGGGCTAACACCACTGTTAAGGTCGAGACCTTGAAGTATGGTATCTCGGCAGCTGTGCAGAAGCTTGTCGAGGATATGAGGGAGATAAGACAGCTTTATGACGGCTCGCCGCTCATAACAGCGATACTCGACAGGTTTGCCGAGACAAAGGATAAGGGTGCAGCACTTGCCTATGCAGCCGTTCTCGAGAAAAGAGAAAAGCAGCGTCAGGAGCTGGAGCAGATCGCAAGAGAAAAGGAAGCAGCAAGACAGGCAGAAACTCTGGTAGAAAAGACTTATCAGGACACAGAGGAACAGAACAGGACTGAAGAACACTTAAAGGTAACCGAGCCGATAGCTCAGCAGGAGAAGCTTCTCACAGGACTGTTCAGAGTGACCTGCACAAAGGAGCAGCTCATAGGGCTGAAAAGATACTTAGTAGAAAACAAAATAAGACATGAAGTCGTAAAGGGAGGAAACTGAAATGGCAGTTCAGAACAGTTTGTTAAAGCAGGAAGATAAAAAGAAGTCGTTGGTAATGGAATTCAAGGCAGGAGACGAAAATGTGAAGCTTTCTCCGAGGATCGTTAAGAGCTACCTTGTATCGGGCGATGCTGAAAAGGTCACAGATCAGGAGGTCATGATGTTCATGATGCTCTGCAAGAACCAGCATCTGAACCCGTTCCTGAGAGAGGCTTATCTCATTAAGTACGGCAATCAGCCTGCAACGATAGTTACAGGAAAAGCAGCGTTTGAGAAAAGAGCAAATCGCTGTGCCAGCTATGAGGGCTTTGAGGCAGGTATAGTCGTAGTGAACGCAAACGGTGAACTTGAATACCGCATCGGAACGCTGGTGCTTCCGAGCGAGACGCTTGTAGGCGGCTGGGCAGATGTGTTCGTGAAGGACTATAAGAAGCCTGTCAGATCGGTAGTATCACTTGATGAGTACATAGGCAGGAAGAATGACGGCACAGTCAACAGGCAGTGGAGCGGCAAGCCTGCAACGATGATCCGCAAGGTCGCAAAGATGCAGGCTCTCAGAGAAGCATTCCCCGAGGACCTGCAGGGAATGTATGCGGCCGAGGAGGTCGATTCGGGCATATCTGACGAGCAGATAGCACCGCCTATCGACATAACTCCCTCTGCCGAGGTGATAGAGCACTCTGAGCCTGCTCCCGAGCCGCCTGCTGCAGAGCTTGACAGCTTTGATGATATAATGACCGGGGAGTTTACCGCAAATGCTTAACCGTGTCATTCTCATGGGCCGTATCACTCAGGAGCTTGAACTGAAGCAGACTCCGAGCGGTGTGCAGACACTCAGCTTCAATGTGGCGGTCGAGCGTAATTACACAGGTGCTGACGGGCAGAGACAGACCGATTTTATCACCTGTGTCGCATGGAGACAGCAGGCCGAGTTTATCAGCAGATACTTTGGCAAGGGCAGAATGATCGCCATTGAGGGCAGCCTCAGGACAAGGACCTACGATGATAAGAACGGCTCAAGGCATTATGTTACCGAGGTGTATGTGGACAGCGTATCCTTTACGGGTGAGCCGAAGAGTACAGCTCAGACAGGCGGTCAGAGACCGCAGGAGAAAGATGTAAGCACCGGGAGCGAAAGTGTTCCCGGCATTACAAGGAACGGCTATAAGATGTCATTCGGAAAGGCTCAGGAGGAAAGTGAGCCGTTTGATCTCTCGGAGTTCGATGAGATCATATCCGATGACGGTGTACCGTTCTGATATATAGAATTTTCGGAAGGAGAAGGTATGGCAAAGAGCAAGCTTGACTGGTTCAAGCTTGATTGTCAGCTCGATGATAAGCTGGAGCTTATCGAATCCGAGTTCGGACTTGTGGGATTTGCGGTAGTCGTCAAGCTGTGGCAGAAGATATACGGCAGCGAGGGTTACTACTGTGAATGGAATGACGACGTTGCATTGGTGTTTGCAAGGAAAATAAATGCGGGTGCCAATGTCGTGTCCGAAATAGTTGCAAGGTGTTTAACAAGAGGTATTTTCGATATGGGAATGTTCAGAAAGTCCGGCATTCTCACATCGCATGGCATACAGTCAAGGTATTATGAGTGTGCTGCCAGAAGGAAGGGCGAAAAAATAAAGCCCGAGTACCTCTTGCTTTGCAATACCCAAAATTCGGATAATGCTGACAATTCAAGCGAAAATGTATACATTTCGGGCAAAAATGCAGACATTTCAGACACAGAGAAGAAGAGAGTAGAAAAGAGTAGAGTAGATAAGAGTAGAAGGACAGACCGCAGAGACTTTTCAGCCGTTGTTCTCAGCGAGGACGAGAGGGCTGAGCTTGTCCGTCTGTCCGACAGTCTGTCAGTGGAAAGGTATATAAATAAGCTTTCTGAATGGCAGGTAAAGAATAAGAAGCTATCGAAAAAAGCATATATCCTCATTAAGGACTGGATAAACGAGGATAAGAACAGCCGAAAGTCCGAGCACTCCTATGACCTTGATGAGTTCGAGGAGTTTGCGAAGGACTTCGACCTGAGCAGAATGGGAGGGAAGAAATGAAGATCATAGCAGAACTGACTATACCGGGAGAGCCTGTCGGAAAGGGCAGGCCCCGCTTCACGAAGAACGGGCATTCATTCACGCCTGAGAAGACTGTGAACTATGAGAACCTTGTGAAGCTGACATTTAAGTCTGACTATCCGAACGCTGAGCCTGTCGCTAAAGACATTCCTCTGGCGGCAGACATCACAGCATGGTACAGAGTGCCTGCTTCGGCAAGCAGAAAAAAGCAGGAGGCTATGCTTGCAAACAAGCTCCTGCCGACCAAGAAGCCCGACACTGACAACATCGCAAAGGCGATACTCGATGCTCTGAACGGGCTTGCATATTATGATGACGCACAGATAGTCGAGCTGACAGTCGCCAAGAGATACGGGACAGTGCCCTGTGTTGAGGTAGTGATCTCAGAGGTGAGTACATGAGAAGCTTCGTCACCGATATGAGCATTTACACAAAGAATAATAAGTACGGCTATACGATAAACATCAACAATCCTGTTGCTCATAAGCTTTACAAGGCATATCTGAAAAAACATAACATTCCCGAGCGGATAGGGCTCTCAGACCCGGAAAGGGCAGACTTTGAGGGCAAGGTCGGGGAAATGATAAGGAGAAGGATAATCGTTGTGGAGGAGAGGTATATATGAAGATACCAAAATCAGAAGCCGAGCACCGCATACGCAGGTATGACGAGCTCGAAGAAAAACACTGGTCTGAGTGCGTACAGATCTCTCAGTACGAGGAAGAGAACAGAAAACTCAAAGAGCTTCTCAGAGAAGCAGAAAAACTCCTGGTGTCAGCTCTCTGGGTGAACTATAATGACCGTAACGCTGAGATACAGCTTAGGAAGAACATCGGGGAGGTGCTGAACAATGATAAAAGCTTATGAAGCACTGAAAGCCGAGAACGAGCGTCTGAGTCTTGCAAACGAAGCTCAGAACGAAGTCATTCAGCGTCAGCAGGAAAAGATCAGGTCGATGCAGCTTCTCCTTCGTGAGCTCTTCAACCATCTCGGGAAGAGTGATGACCTTAAAGAACGGATAAACGAGGTGATCTCATGAGTGGGATAACAGGCTTTGCTGTCGGCTCGGTGCTGGGGTTGCTTGTCGGGTTTATGATCGGTGCGGTGCTGGGCGGTGATGATGATGACGGCTAAGGAATACCTGCGACAGGTCTACCGCCTTGACCGCCGCATAGAGCTTGACAGGCGCAAGATCGAGAAGCTCAGAGCTGTCCTTGATTACAAACCGCCTTCGGGAGGCTCGGGCTCAGGGAGCTCTGCTGACCGCATACCCGACACCCTTGCGAAGATCATCGAGTATGAGGAGCAGGCAAAGCGGCTGACTAAAAGATATATCGAAGTGTATATGGAGGTCGAGACTGCGATAGCTGCCGTCAGTGACCCTGTCCTCAGAGAGGTGCTTGAACGCAGGTACCTGCTCTACCAGAAATGGGAGGAGATAGCTGACGCTATGCACTACACGCCCAGACGGATATACCAGCTTCACGGCAGGGCTTTGCAGAAGATTTCATTGAATTTCACTGTCTGAGTGTGATATACTTATCCTAGCCGAAAAGGCTGACAGGGTCAGAGACATCATTACATCGACCGACGGGGCTGAGACGCCCCGTATGCAGCACACGGGTGCATGAGCCCGACTGCTGCTCCATCATTTTTCATTGGTTTTTGTTTGAACTCCTTAATCGTGAAAGAGCTTCGCTTGGTCGGGGCTCTTTTGCGTTATATTCTTGTCCTGAGGTGGTGACACTTGAATGAGCATAACCTGATACCGTTTTCCGAACGAAGCGAGAGCGAAGCAAGAGAGCTCGGCTCGAAGGGCGGAAAGAAGTCGGGAGAGAGCCGACGCCGGAAAAAGAACATGAAGCAGATCATGGATATGCTTCTTCAAATGCCTGCCGGTACCTCTGCGGACTGGAACTTTCTTAATGAGATCGGCATAGATCTAAACGAGCTCGATGAGGAGCTTGTGAACAATATGCTGGTCGTAAACGCAGCGGTTCTTGCGAAAGCTAAGGCAGGCGACATCGCTGCCGTTAAGGAGCTGCGTGACATCATCGGTGACAATGCAGCCCTGAAGCATAAGATCAGAAATGATAATGCCTGGCTCGCACTTGAACGTGAGAAGCTCTCTCCACCCGTCAGAGAGCTCGGAAAATATCACGGCGTACCGTCATCACTTATCGCTCCGAGCTTTTCTGCGGTGCATTTTGACATTCAGGAGCACGAACACACAGAGTACGTCTTCCCGGGAGGAAGAGGCTCGACAAAGTCTTCGTTCACAGGGCTTGAGCTCGTGGACATTCTTATGCAGCATGAGCAGATGCACGCTCTCGTTCTGAGGCAGTACTCAAACACCTTGAAAGACAGCGTTTATGCTCAGATCAAGTGGGCGATAGCAGCCCTTGACCTTGAAGACGAATTCACCTGCACGAAGTCGCCCCTTGAGATAACAAGGGTCAGCACAGGGCAGAAGATATATTTCCGGGGGGCTGACGACCCCGATAAAATAAAGTCTATCAAGCCCGAGTTCGGGTACATCGGTGTGCTCTGGCTGGAGGAGCTCGACCAGTTCCACGGCAGCGAAGAGGTCAGAAAGATAGAGCAGTCAGCTGTCAGGGGCGGCGACACAGCCTTTATCTTCAAAACCTTCAATCCGCCGAAGTCGGCACACAACTGGGCGAACAAGTATGTGAAGATACCAAAGGTGAGCAGGCTCGTGACGGAGTCGAACTACCTGTCGGTGCCGAGAAAGTGGCTCGGAGCTGCCTTCCTGGAAGAGGCAGAGTATCTGAAAGAAACGAACCCGAATGCCTATGAGCACGAATATCTCGGAGTGCCGAACGGCTCGGGCGGAAACATCTTCGATAATGTGACGGTGAGGGAGATCACCGATGAGGAGATAAGCACCTTTGATAACATCATGAACGGTGTTGACTGGGGCTACTATCCCGATCCGTTTGCCTTTGTGAGGGTTCACTTCGCAGCTGCACAGAGGACACTTTATATCTGGGACGAGTACACCTCGAATAAGCAGTCCAATCAGCAGACGGCAAAGGCGATCAGAGACAGGGGCATTACAGATAATGACCTTATCACCTGTGACAGCGCCGAGCCGAAATCTGTGGGTGACTATCGTTCATTCGGGCTGTGTGCCAGAGCAGCGGAGAAGGGTCCCGACAGCAGGAGCTATTCATACAAGTGGCTGCAAAGCCTTAAAGAGATCGTTATAGATAACAGACGCTGTCCTGTCAGCTGTGAGGAGTTTCTCGGCAAGGAGTACGAGCGTGACAGGAACGGCGAGATAATATCGGGCTACCCCGACGGGAACGATCACTGCATAGATGCGGTGAGATATGCGACCGAAAGAAAATGGAAGAAAAGAGGACAGTGATGAGCATTATATCAAAATTCAGATCGTACTGGAGGAGCTTCTTCCCGATCAGGGACATACAGTCGGCACTCGGTATCAGAGCTGCGGTCTCGCAGGAGATGATCGAGATATCCGAGCTGTGGTATGACTGCTATGTGGGGAATGCGCCCTGGCTGGGAGAGGATATAGATCACAATATCGTTACCTCTCTGGGACTGGAAAAGTCGGTAGTGCGAGAGCTTGCCGACATCGTCACGAACGAAATGACTGTTGACGTTGACAAAGACGAGCTGAAGGAAGCATTAGACTATGTTCTGTCAGAGCTGCCTTCGGAATTTCAGAAGGGGCTTGCGACAGGTGCTATGGTTATAAAGCCTACGGGCAGCGGCAGAGGAGTGCAGTTTATTCCGCAGTCGGAATTTCTTCCTGTGGAGTATGACAGCGAAAAAAGGCTTAAAAGTGTTGTGTTCCCCGAGGTCAGGAAGATAGGAGAATACTGGTACACAAGGCTTGAATATCACAAGCTCAGCAAGAGGGCAGACGGCACAGGAGAGCTCAGAATTACGAACACAGCCTACAGATCGGGGCAGCAGGGAGTGCTCGGTGTACAGATAGATCTTAAAGCTGTTGAGGACTGGGCTCAGATAGAGCCCGAAATATCTTATCCGACTGACAGACCCGTTTTCGGCTACTACAGAAACCCTCTGCCGAACGTTATAGACAGCTCGCCTGCGGGGGTGTCGGTGTTCGACAATGCGCTGAACACTATCTCTCTTGCAGACAGGCAGTTCTCACGAATCGACTATGAGTTTGATTCAGCACGAAGACGCATCATCGCTGACGAGCAGGGTGTCAAAAAGCTGAGTGACGGCCGCACTGTGATGGGTGCGAACATCTTCACTCCGCTGGATATTGAAGAACTGTTCAAGGAATTCTCGCCTGAGATCAGAAAGGACTTTATCGACGGGCTGAACGAGTACAAGCGTGAGATCGAATTCCAGTGCGGACTGAGCTACGGAGATATAAGCGACCCTCAGAGCGTTGACAAGACCGCCACAGAGATAATAGCTGCAAAGCAGCGCAAGTATAACACGGTGACTGCTATACAGAAGCGCCTGAAAACCTGCATTGAGGAGCTTGTCTACGCTATAGCCTTCTGGAAGGCTATGACAGGGTCGAACTACTCTGTAACGGTCAACTTCAAGGACAGCATACTGACCGACGAGGAAGCCGAAAGACGTCAGGATATACAGGATATAAACCTTGGAGTGATGTCGCTTGTGGAGTACCGCATGAAGTGGTACGGTGAAGACGAGGAGACCGCAAAGAAAAATATCCCCGAGAGTGCTGAGGTGATCGAATAATATGTGGAAGCCCTCAGAGCTTGAAGCCTTCTCGATGCTGCTTGACGCTCCGATGAAGGCTCTTGAAATGCGGATCATGCTTGACATTGTCCGCAGGATAAAGATAAACGGCGAGATAACACGCTCCGCCGACTGGCAGATAAACAGGCTTTCACAGCTCGGCATGGCGAGAGATGAGATCACCTCTGCGATACAGCAGGCCCTCGGCTACAGCGACGAGGATATGCGGCAGATGTATGAGAAGATCATCGGGGCAGGCTACGCAAGAGACGAGAAGCTCTACACCGAAACGGGCACGCCCTTTATTCCCTTTGCAGAGAATGAGAGCCTGCAGCAGCTTATATCATCAGTCGCAGCTCAGACGAATGAGACACTGAAAAACATAACTCAGTCGCTGGGCTTTGCAGCGAGAGCTCCTGACGGGAGGCTTCATTTCACAGAGCTTGCAGACTACTATCAGAAGACCCTTGACGGAGCTATATTCGACATCGCCTCGGGTGCGTTTGACTATAATACGGTCTTGAAGCGTGTCATTAAAGAGATGACGAACTCGGGGCTTCGTACAGTAGACTATGCAAGCGGGCACTCGAACAGGGTCGAGGTCGCAGCGAGAAGGGCTGTGATGACAGGTCTCGGGCAGCTGACCGACAAGGTCAACAATGACAATGCCGAAGCACTCGGGACGGACACCTTCGAGATCAGCTGGCACACGGGCGCAAGGCCTTCTCATTGGTGGGGCGGAATGTGGTTCACAAGCGAGCAGCTTGTCTCTGTCTGTCACTATGGAGAGGTCGACGGTCTGTGTGGAGTAAACTGTTATCACGATAAGACCCCTGTTATCCCGGGGCTGTCTGAGCCGAACTACACGAAGGAGGAGCTTGCCGAGCTGAACGCAAAGGAAAAGGAGAAGATCGCCTTCGGGGGCAAGGAGTACAACAAGTACGAAGCGACTCAGCGCCAGCGCAGACTGGAGACCACAATGAGAGCTCAACGGCAGGAGATAAAGCTTCTTAAAGAGGGCGGAGCCGATGAGGACTCCCTTATCGAAGCCCGTGCAAGGTACCGCAAGACCTCGGACGAGTATGCTCGGTTCTCAAAGGCTATGGAGCTGCCTCAGCAGCGTGAGCGTGTGACAGTTGACGGGCTGGGGAATATCGGAGTCGGGAAGTATAAGAAAGCTGTTGACAAATCGTCTGAAAGTGGTATAATTAAAGAAAGCGAAGCCCACAAAAAAACTTTAGAGTATATCAAGGCATTGAAAATCGATAGTGTGCCAACAAAAGCCTTTGATGTTATACCAAGTGAAAGTGAAATTATCAATAGGCTTTCAGGTGGAGATATGACAAAAGGTTCCTGTACTTCACTTGCTCTTGCCTATGCCGGCAATAAAGGCGGTGTAGATGTACTTGATTTCAGGGGCGGAAAAAGCTGCGATTTCTTTAGCAAGACCGCAAACATAAGAGATATTACGAAATTCAATGGTGTCAAAGCTAATATTGTTAAGGATACTAACGATTTCAAAGCTGCCACTGAATTATTAAAGACTGCCGAGCCTAATAAAGAATATATCCTTGTAACTGGCAAGCATGCTGCTGTTATAAGAAAAGCGGAAAAAGGATTTGAGTATCTTAATATGCAGGATCCTAATCCAAAAGAGAATGTATTTAAGCCATTAACTACAAAATCGTTAAAATCCAGATTCAAATGTGCAAAATCGCATAGATCACAGGGCGAGATAATGCAGTATACTAACATTCTAATAGATCGTGAATCGTTAAGTGAAAGCAAAGAGTTTAAAGACATTCTCAGGTATATCAACACAGAAGAGATTAATCAGTTGAAAGGAGTGGAGGGATATGCTAAGTGATACAGAAATAGTAAGAGATGATCTTTATGAGTTTTATAAAGATGAGGATCATCCTGACAACGTTGTATGGGAGGTTGACCATATAGGATTTATCGGGGAACTTCTTTTCAGCTTTGACAAAAAGAAAATCTATAATCTTTGGCAAGACTATCCCCACAATTTCACTCCGGAAGAAAAAGAGATCTTCGACAGAGAATATCCCTATTGGGCAGATTTCTTTAAGGATAGATCTTATAACCCAGAGAACAACACAGCCGCACAGCCAGCAGAATAAAAGACAATAAACCGCCCTCCCACGAGAGCGGTTTTCTTATACCCAAAAACAGAAAGGAAATGGTGAAAATGGAAGAATTCAAGGAAAGAATGCAGCAGGAATATGCTCAGTTAAAGGAACGCTGGGAGAAGCTCAAAAAGTTCAATAACAGCAAAGAGATACTCAGGCACCTTGACACAAGCCCCTGCACAGGAACGGCAGAGGAGAGAGCCCGTGAACGTGAGGAAACGCTCAGGTGCGACCTTATGCATCGTCAGCAGAGAGTTATGGGTGAGTATCTTAATCTGCTCGAGCTCAGAGCTGAACTTGAAGGCATAGAGCTTTAACTCTCCCCGGGGAGAGAAACCGAATAAGTATATCAGCGTTTTGCTAAGGACATATATGTCCCAGGCAGGGCGCTTTTATTATGTCCGGAATGACGAGAAACTATCAAGCAATGCGGAAAGGTACCGTGATAAAAAACTGAAAGCGAGGAATCATTATGAAGCGTGAAGACGTAACGAAAATTTTTGAAGGGGCTACCGAGGAGCAGATAAATCAGCTGCTCAACATCAACTCAGCCGATATCGGCAATGCAAAGAAGAAGCTCGAGACCGAGCGTGACAGCTACAAAGATCAGCTTGCTACTGCTCAGAACGCTCTCAAGGAGTTTGAGGGCGTAGACGTCAAGGACCTGAACGGCAAGATCGAGAAGCTGACCTCTGACCTTAAAGCAAAGGACACAGAGTATCAGCAGAAGATCGCTGATATGGAGTTTGACTCGACCCTTGATGCTGCGATCAGAAACAGCAAGGCGAGAAACACGAAGGCGGTCAGGGCTCTGCTCGACATCGAGAAGCTCAAAGGCTCAAAAAATCAGGCTGACGATATAAAGTCAGCGCTGGAAGCCCTCGGCAAGAGCGACAGCTACCTGTTCGGCTCGGGTGAGCCCGTTCTGAACCCCGTTACGAACACAAATCCGAACGCACAGTCAACCAAGCCGGGCAGCGCACCCGATCTCTCAGCTATGAGAGCTGCAATGGGTCTGCCCGCAGAGAAAAAATAAGAAAGAAGGAATCTGAATGGCAAACGCAATCGCATTATTCGCACAGTATGTCACCCTGCTCGATGAGGTCTACAAGGCAGCAGCACTCACCTCCGTTCTTGACGGAGCGCCTGAGCTTGCAAAGCAGGGAGCAAACGCAAATGAGCTCATTATCCCGAAGATCAGCATGGACGGCCTTGCTAACTACTCCCGCAACAGCGGCTATGTGGGCGGTGACGTCACCATGACAAACGAGACCGTGATCTGCAACTTTGACAGGGGCAGAATGTTCACGATCGACAATCTCGACAATGCCGAGACAGCAGGTCTCGCATACGGCAGACTTGCAAGCGAGTTCATCAGAACTAAGGTAGTTCCCGAGCTTGATGCCTTCCGTATTGCAACATACGCAGGTATCAGCGGTATCTCGACTGTCGCAGGTGCGGCACTCTCCACAGGTGACGCAGTAGTATCTGCGATCAGGGCAGCGGTGAACAAGTTCGACGAAGACGAGGTCCCTAAAGATCAGAGGTATCTGTTCATCACACCTACGCTCAAGGGTCTTGCTGATGATCTTGACACTACAAAGTCGAAGAAGGTGCTTGAAGATCTGAACGTTATCGAGACGCCTCAGAGCAGAATGTATACCGCTATCACTCAGAATGACGGTACATCAGAGGGTCAGACCGCAGGCGGCTATACCAAGGGAGCAAACGCTAAGAACATCAATTTCATGCTTATCCACAAGTCTGCTGTTATCCAGTTCCAGAAGCACATTGCTCCGAAGGTCATCACTCCTGAACAGAACCAGGACGCTGACGCATGGAAGTTCGGCTATCGTAATGTCGGCATAGCTGACGCTTACGAGAACAAGGTCGCAGGTATCTATCTGCACAAGTCCACTACCTAAGGAGTGAGCACAAATGACAGTCTACGCAGACTACAATTTCTACACTGACGAATACCTCGCAGGGCGGTCTGAGACTGTCACAGAGGCAGACTTCACTTTCTATGCCCGCGAAGCCTCAAGGGTGATAGATGAGTACACCTTCGGTAATATCGACCCGGATAACGTTCCTGAGGAGGTAAGGCTCTGCTGCTGTGAGCTTGCCGAAGCAGGCTTTAAGGCAGAGCACTCCGAGGCTGCGAAGAAAGACGGCATAGCAAGTGAGAGCGTAACAGGCTGGTCGCAGTCCTATGAAAGCTCAGAGAGCCGAAGAGAGGCCTCACGGAGGGCTCAGCGAGATATTATCCGCAAGTGGCTCTCGGGCACAGGACTACTTTATTCGGGGGTGAGGTAATGCTTGTCAATGCAGACTGCACAGTATACGAGAGCAAGAGCCTTGAACGGCACGTCATAAACGATGTTTACTGGAACGACTCCAGAGGCATGACCCTGAACAGGGGCGGAGTGCAGATCTCGGACAGCGTTATCGTGTACATTTATGAGAGCACCTATATCCCGAAGGACGGTGATATCATCATCAGGGGAGCGCTTTCCGATATCTATGACGGCAGCACACAGCAGGCACAGTCGGAGAGCATGAAGGCTCTGAGAGCAGCACACCCCGATTTTGCCGTTGTGAAAAATGTCTCAGATGCACGCTACGGCGGTCTGCCGCACGTTGAGATAACTGCGAGGTGACAGCATGGCAAAAATAAAACAGCCGAACGGTATGCTCATAAAGGGCAAAAATGTCGGAGCTTCACTTGTCTGGAGCAGCTCGTTCTCATCAAAGAGGACAGCCGACCTGAACAGGGCTCAGGCGTTCATCGACAGCGAGTGTATAAGACAAATGGCGAAATACACTCCTGAGCGGTCAAGAACGCTGATACGTTCTGCAACTATCGGCACAAAGATAGGCTCGGGACACATCGTCTACCTTGACCCTAAGGCGAGGTATCAGTACTACGGCAAGCTTATGGTCTCATCTGTGACGGGCTCTGCCTATGCAAGACGGGGAGAAAAAAAGGTGCTCACCGACAAGGACCTGAGCTACACCAAGGCGACCGCCCGAGCACTCTGGTTTGAGGTGATGAAAGCAAATCACGGTAAGGCTATACTGAGAGGTGCGGCCAAGATCATGGGAGGTAAGGCTTAGTGAATGTCATCGAGAAAATGAAAGAGATACTGCAAGGCTTTCCGAAGATCTCCGAGGTCTGCAATGAGATACACGTAGACTTTGCCGACCCCGAGCCGGCAAGCTACGGTCTCGCCTCGATGGGAGACAGCCTTGTGGCCGAGGATATCATCGGCAACCAGATAAGGCAGCACAGCTTCATGCTGTACTCTACCTTCTCAGCCCTCAACGACTATGAGAGGCTGGGCAACAGCGGCACCCTGCTGGAGCTCGCACAGTGGCTCACTTGGCAGACCGGTGCAGAACTTACGCATGAGATCGGCGGAGAGCTGTTTAACGGCAGGATCACAGAGATCACCACTGAGAACGGACAGCTCATCGCAGTCGATCAGGAAAACCCTGCGGACGGTGTGCAGTATCAGCTGCAGATAATAGTCCGCTATGACGTTACAGTTTTCTGAGGAGGAATACTATGCCAGATAACGAAAACGAAACTATAAACGAACAGGAGGAAAATACTATGCCCGATAACACAACTGTAGGCAGACTCAAAAGGTCTGCTCATCTGTTTTACGTTGACACAAGCTTCGGCGGAGAGACACCGAGCTGGTTCCTTGTGGGTAAAGATGTTGAGGATATGAGCATCGAGCTCAATCCCGAGATTGAGACTATCAAGAACATTCTTGATGAGACCAGCACTCAGGACAATGGCTATGAGCCCTCGGTAGATGTGGATACCTACTTTGCTGACCCCTCGGACGGGGATTTCTACACGAAGATCAAGAACATAGCTATGAACAGGCTCACAGGCGCTGACTGCATGACGAAGTGCCTTGAAGTGCTCATCGACAAAACGACAGGACCGTTTGACGCATGGTGCGAGGACTGCATGATAAAGCCTCAGTCCTACGGCGGAGCACAGGGCGGTGTCAGGATCCCGTATAATGTGGGATTCTGCGGAAACAGAAAGCAGGGCACAGCGGCTCTCTCGGGAAGAGTGCCGACCTTTACACCTGCTGAATAAGGAGGTATGAGAAATGGCTGTGAATATCAGTTTTGCTACCAACGAAAAGGAGTACATCATAAACGGTGACGAGAGCCGTGTAATAAGGGTGAATGTC